TTGGAGTATCAAGCTGTGAGTATTCAATTAGCAATCTTTAATGTAGCTGTACTTTTGTATGGCTACATTATTTTAACCATAATAGGAGTAATATAATATGACTAAACCTTTAGATGAAAAAAAGTTTTTCATAATTAAAAAAGAAAAATATTCGTGGGCAACGAACTATCGTATTCACGACCAAGAAATGTATAACTTGACCAATGCAGTAAGAAAGTTATTGGCACTTGATACATTGAACGAGGACAAGAAACAAATTTCTTATCACTTACAAGAAGTTAATTTCTCAATGGTTGATAAACCATTAGTATTAAATGATGAAGTGAAAGAACAACAATCGGAAATGCCTTTCTGATTATCTCGCAGTAGGGTTTGTGGTTTAGGTATGAGCCACAAATCCTACACTATCCCATGCAAAAACTGCATAGGTAAAGCCATGTCATTTTTGCATAACCACATTTAGTGTGTACCGATAGAGGTACCACTACATCTTGATTTTTCGCTTGAAAATTGGGGAGGGCCCACCCTAAATAATATACAAGGGGTCCCAAGGTCATACATATATGTAAGATTTAGACTCTTATAGCCAAGGTTTCAAAAATAGGGTATATAAAAAATATTATAAAAAATTTTATGGAAAATTTTTCAGGATTGACTTCAGAAGAAAGAGCTCGACTTCTGGATCTAGAAAAGAGTGTAGAATTAGATAAAGCCAGACCTAAGATCAAAAAAGACTTTTTGAGTTTCGTCAAGTATGTTTGGCCTGAGTTTATTGAAGGTTCTCACCACAAAAAAATTAATAAAAAATTTAATGATCTCGCTAGCGGGAAAATTAAAAGACTGATCATTAACATGCCGCCAAGACACACAAAGTCGGAGTTTGCCTCATACTTACTCCCGGCATGGATGGTTGGCCTCGATCCCCGATTAAAGATCATTCAAGCAACACACACGGCAGATCTAGCAATCGACTTTGGCCGTAAGACCAAGAATCTTGTAGACCAAGAGAATTATAAACAATTATTCGAAACACGTCTCATGGAAGATTCTCAGGCAGCAGGGAAATGGAAAACCGAACAAGGTGGTGAATACTTCGCAGCCGGTGTTGGTGGAGCAATCACAGGTCGTGGTGCTGATCTTCTAATTATTGATGACCCGCACAAAGAACAAGATATTAAAAAAGATAGTAAGTCGTTTGATAAAGCATGGAACTGGTATACGTCAGGTCCACGTCAACGTCTTCAACCTGGTGGACGTATTGTGGTTGTAATGACCAGATGGTCTACAAAAGATATTACTGGACAATTAATCAGGGCTCAGGGAGAAGAGAACTCTGATCAATGGGAGGTCGTAGAATTACCTGCCCTGCTTCCTGATGGAAAGCCCGTGTGGCCGGAATACTGGACCAAGGACGAATTAGAGAAAACAAAAGCATCTATTCCTGTTAACAATTGGAATGCTCAATATATGCAACAGCCAACGGCTGAAGAAGGTGCAATATTAAAACGAGACTGGTGGCAAGATTGGGAACATAAGAATCCACCGAGCTGTGATTTTATAATTCAGTCTTACGATACTGCTTTTCTCAAAAAAGAATCTGCCGACTTTTCAGCTATAACGACTTGGGGAGTATGGAAAGATGATGACGGTAGATCAAATATTATATTACTCAATGCCTTTAAAGATCGTTATGAGTTTCCAGAACTTAGAAAAGTAGCTCATGAAGAGTATATCTATTGGCGGCCTGACATGGTGATCGTTGAAGCTAAGGCCTCTGGAATACCGCTGACGGCTGAATTGAGAGATTTGGGAATTCCAGTAATTAACTTTACGCCGAGCCGAGGAAATGATAAACATGCAAGAGTAAACTCTGTATCACCACTTTTTGAGATGGGATTAGTTTGGGCTCCTATGCATGAACATTTCGCTCAAGAGGTTGTAGAAGAGTGCGCATCATTTCCGTTTGGAGATCACGATGACTATGTCGACTCCACAACACAGGCGATTATGCGTATTAAACAAGGTGGCTTGGTTCGTAATAAAGATGCATATCAAGATGAACCACTACCGGATAGAAGTAGGTTAGAATACTATGGCTAGGAAACAAACATTAGAAGCAGTTTTAGCTCTATACAAAAAGTTAGGTGGAAACTTAAATGAAGTTATGGGGACTAAAACAAATGTAAATTTTTTAGGAAAGGGTAAGTCTCCAGAGTTGATGTTGGACATGGATATTAATCCTGAAGCGTTAGGTGTATTACCACAATCAAAAGCAATAGACGAATTAAAAAGTTCAGTTGGTTATGCCGTATCAGGTAAACTAAATGACATACAAGCAAACCAATTATTAAAAAATATGCAAACTATGGAGAGTGTTTACTTTCCACCTGCAGCGCCAGCGAACGTAACAGATCTTGCAACAAGAACTTCTGATTTAGATAAAGCAGGATTGATGTCTTTGAGGCAAGGAGGAGATCCAACTAAATATAAAGTTGGTGATGCAATCACTTCAGAAAATTTTGGAGCAACAGGATTTGCTCCTGACAACACTGCTCTAAGACGAGCAAGAGAGTTATCAGAAGATCTACCACCACCAGGTTCACGTGGCGGACCAGAAGATATTGCAGCACCATTCTCAGGTGCAGGACTTGAGTCAATTAAAAATGTTAAGAACAATGATTTAATTATAAATGATATTGTAGATAAAGTTTATGAAATGTCTGGTGTAACAAAAAATGCTCAACCCGTTGCAAGAGCAAATGCTAGAGAATTTTTAAATAGAATAAAAGATTTAGAAGATCCAGAGTTTCCAGGTGGTACAACTTTATCTGGTGTCATGAAAGCAGATGATTTTAAATTTATGACTGAAGGTGGTGGCGGTGGTATGGGCGACCCTATGTTATTAGTACAAAAATACTTTGGACCAAAAGTTGCAGCGTCAGTTGCACAATTAGATAACGCAGACGACATTCAAAAGTTTGCAGAAAATTTAGCTAAGATAAAAGATGCAAAAGGTAACTCAGTAACTAGTAGATACTTTGATCCTGAGTCTATCAATCCTGATGACTTTGAATTTGCAGAGGGTGGTTCAGTAAGACCAGGTTATATGGCAGGTAATATTGTAAGAGGTTTATATACAGCTGCACAGAAAACGGCGATCTTCAAACACTTAGGTGGTGAAGCAGGTTCAAATAAAAATTTCAAAAACCTATATAAGTTTTTCAAAAATCCAGACAGCGATCCAGCATTAAAAGATAAGATTGATGATCTGTTAAGAGAGAAAGGTCTTTTCAGAGGTGGTGGCTTAGCTAAGATCCTGGAGGTGTAATGGCCAAGGCACCAAAAGGTTATTTTTATAATGCTAGAGGTCTTCTAGTAAAAAAATTAGACGCAGAAATTATAGAAGCAATTAAGTCAAGATTTCCAAATAAAACATTTGACTTTAATAAATTTAAATATGGAGTCCCTTCATCAGATCCAATTATTGATCAATTAAGAAACATGAGTCCGGAAAGATTGGATACTATTAAAAAAAGAAGATCTAAAGAAGACTACAAAGCTAAAAGAAGAGTTCAAGAGAGTAAATACTATAACACGAATAAAGAACGAATTTTACAGAATTTAAAAGAAAAATATAGAAGCGACCAGACTATAGGGGATACAGGAAAAACTTTAAAACAATTAACAAAAGAAAAAAATATAAAAGCAATAGTTAGATTACAAAAAGAGCAAGGTGTTTTTCCAAATGGATATACTACAGGTAAAAATAAAATAGGAATATATAAACCAGAACTAGCTTTGTGGCATAGTTTGTATAGATCTGCAAAAGACGGAGACGGTAGATGGACTCTTGATCAAAAATTTTTTAACAACCTACCTATAAATGAACAAGGGAATAAATCTTGGGCATTAAATAATTATTATAAAAATATAAAATTTACAGATACAGCTACAGGCGAAACAATTAAATTAGATAACACTATTAAAGGAAAAGGCAAAACTTTAAAAGAATATTTAAATACTACCATTGCAAAAGAGACAGGAAATAAAAATGTTTTTGATAAAGCAAAAAACTCTTATGAATTAAAAAATAAAATAAAAGACACAACATTAACTTATAAAGGTCAAAAAGAAACTTTGGGTGGTTTGTTGGCTAAAACAGGAATAGAAAAAACAGGTGAAAAAATCTACAGCCCTTTTGAAGTTCACCACCCTTCAGGTGTTAAAAATAATTGGTGGGATAGTGAGGTAGTTTTTAGAGATGCAAATAGACAACTAAACTATATTGATAGTAAACTACAGAGAGATTTTAAAAATGCAAAAGATGCAACGTCACAAAATAAAATTCTTTCTGATGCTTCTAAAAAAATTAACAAACTTCCAGGAGGTATTTCTTATATTTTTGAAGGACAACAACTTGGAACAAATATTCCCACTGAGGAAAGTATTACAAAAGCAGCTGCCACTACATATAAAGACAGAGGCGTTACTAGAGCTGTAAATAGTTTTTTTAAAATAGCCAGAGAGGATGCTATAAATAATGGTCCTATATGTAGAGTTGTTGGAGGACAGAATACAGGTGGATCTACCATTAGTTGTGTAGATGCTGTTGAGGATGCCTTGCAAAAAAATCCACAAAAACTTGCAGAGAACGTAAGTAAGATAGGTAAATTTAAAAACACAGCATTAGGATTTTTAAAATCTGGTGGCTTTAAAACATTTGGTGCCGGTGCAGCTGTAGGAACTGCAATAGGATTAGTTAAAGCATTTAGTAACGATGATCCAACATCTTATTTATCAAACGAAGACCAACAAAAAAATATGTTGGTTGAAATGGCGACAGATCCTATTTCTATCGATACAGAAAAACCTGCAATATTAGATTATCAATTACCTGCACTAGGTGCGACACTTGCAGGAACAACAGCACTTGCTGCTCCATCAACAATTAAAGCAAGCAAGTCTAGAGCATTTGGTATTGAAAAGAAAAAACCAAGACCCGGTATGGCAAAAACAGGTTTAAGAGTTTTAGGAAGAGGACTTGGAGTTGCAGCATCACCTGCACTACTTGCACCTTTTATGGCTGGAGATATTGCTAGTCAGGTTGCAGAAGGAGATTCATTTACAGATATTGCAACAGATCCATTAAATTATACTTATCCAATATTTGCTGAACAGACAGATAAATTGACAAAAGGATTAAGCCCAACACTTAGAAAAATAGCTAGATTAGGTCTACCAAAAATTGCCCTTAGAGGATTATCTAGAGCAGGTATAGCTGGACTTGCTGGATCTTTAGCTATACAAGGTATGGACTTATTTGATGACTAAAAAATTAACAACTACGATACCGCCGCTTCGAGGACCAAACCCACAAGGGTTGAATGTTCCTGGAAAAAAGATTATAGTGGTGAAGAACTCGGAGAAAAATAATGGCAGATATAGACAAAGCTTTACCCAACGTAGAGCAGGAAATAAAATTACCTAGCGAAGAAGAGATAGCGGAAGCGTCTCAAGAAAATATTGAAGAACAAGTTGGACCTGAAGATGTTCAAGTAGAACAAGATGAAGATGGTGGAGCTACCATTACTTTTGATCCAGAAGCTATAAACCAACCAGGAACTAACGAACATTTTGATAATTTAGCAGACTTATTACCAGAAGATGTTTTAGGTAGTTTGGGTTCTGAACTTTATGAAAATTATATGCAATACAAAGCATCAAGAAAAGATTGGGAAGATGCTTATACTAAAGGTTTAGATTTATTAGGATTTAAATACGAAAACAGAACACAACCGTTTACAAATGCAAGTGGTGCAACCCATCCTGTATTAGCAGAAGCGGTAACACAATTTCAAGCACACGCTTACAAAGAATTACTTCCAGCAAATGGTCCAGTACACACTCAGATTATGGGTGTGATTAATAGACAAAAAGAAGACCAGGCTACAAGAGTAAAAAATTTCATGAACTATCAACTCATGAACGTGATGAAAGAGTATGAACCCGAGTTCGATCAGTTACTTTTTTATCTCCCTCTCAGCGGCTCTGCATTCAAGAAAGTTTATTACGATGAACTACTTGGTAGAGCCGTGTCCAAATTTGTTCCGGCAGATGATTTGATAGTACCTTACACAGCCACATCTTTAGAAGATGCAGACGCAATTGTGCATGTTTTAAAAATGTCAGAAAATGACTTAAGAAAAAAACAAGTAGCTGGTTTTTATAGAGACATAGAAATCACACCTGGTTATTCTCAAGAAACAGAAGTAGATAAAAAAGAAAGAGAATTAGAAGGGGTTAGAAAAACTAGAGATGAACAAATGTTCACTATTCTAGAAGTACATACTAATCTTGATCTTGAAGGTTTTGAAGATAAAGACATGGAACAAAACCCAACAGGAATAAAACTTCCATACATTGTAACAATTGATACATCGTCAAGAGAAGTTTTATCTATTAGAAGAAACTATAAAGTCGAAGATCCACTAAGAAATAAAATTGAATACTTTGCACATTTTAAATTTTTACCTGGACTTGGTTTTTATGGATTTGGTTTAATTCACATGATTGGTGGATTATCAAGAACTGCAACGAATGCACTTAGACAATTATTAGATGCTGGTACTTTTTCAAATATGCCAGCTGGATTTAAACAAAGAGGTATTCGTGTTAGAGATGAAGCGCAATCGATTCAACCTGGAGAGTTTAGAGACGTAGATGCACCTGGCGGAAACATTAGAGACGCATTTATGCCTTTACCTTTCAAAGAACCATCAGCAACATTATTACAACTGATGGGCATCGTAGTAAACGCAGGTCAACGATTTGCCGCCATAGCTGACATGCAGGTCGGTGACGGCAACCAACAGGCCGCTGTTGGAACGACCATTGCCCTCTTAGAGCGAGGCTCCAGGGTCATGTCAGCCATACATAAAAGATTGTATGTGGCACTTAAAAAAGAATTTGTTTTATTAGCTGATGTGTTTAAACAATACCTACCACCAGAATATCCTTATGATGTTATCGGTGGACAAAGAAATATTAAAGTTGCAGACTTTGATGACAAAGTAGACATCATGCCTATAGCTGATCCTAATATATTTTCACAATCACAAAGAATTAGTTTGGCTCAAACTGAACTACAACTTGCAATGTCAAATCCTGGAATGCATAACATGTACGAAGCATACAGAGATATGTACACTGCAATTGGTGTAAAAAATATTGATAAAATTTTACCACCACCTCAACAACCTATGCCAATGGATCCAGCGGCAGAAAATATTATGGCAATGAGTGGTAAACCTTTCCAAGCATTTAAGGGTCAAGATCACAGAGCACATATAACTTCGCATTTAAATTTTATGGCAACCAATATGGTTAAAAATAATCCAGTAATTATGGGTGCATTACAAAAAAATGTTTTTGAACATATTTCTTTAATGGCACAAGAACAGTTGGAAATAGAATTTAGAGATGAAATTCAACAATTAATGCAGTTACAACAAATGACACAACAAAATCCTCAAATATCTCAAAGTCCACAAGTACAACAACAGATTATGCAATTAAGTATGGCGATTGAAGCAAGAAAAGCTAAACTAATTGCTGATATGACTCAAGAATTTAAGGAAGAAGAGAATAAAATCATGGGTGATTTTGGAAATGATCCGATTGCTAGACTAAAAGCAAGAGAATTAGATCTTAGAGCCATGGATAATGAGCAAAAAAGAGCAGAAGCAGAGCAAAGATTAAACCTTGATAAGACAAAAACTATGATGAACCAAGGAATTCAAGAAGATAAACTTGAACAGAATGAAGAATTGGCAAAATTAAGAGCTAATACGTCTATTGAGAAAACAATTTTGAGTAAAACTATACCTTCGGCACCGAAAATGGATGAAATGCCCGGAAATATAGCTATAATCAGAAACAGAGGAGAATAAAATATGAAAAAAAATAAAAAATCAAGTCACGCAGGTATGACTCATGTAGATCATGACATGTTCTTGAATAAAGATGGTCTTTTAAACGGAGGAGTTGAAGTTGAAGTTTCAAAACCAACAGAAACTCAATCTGTTCAAGTAAAAGGTCAAAGAAGAATGCTTGCTGAAAAGAAAAGTAAAGCTGACTGGTATTAATCATGTGGTTATCGGCAATTAAATTAGCCGTTTCTGCTGGAAGTAAGATTTATGCTAACAAGCAGAGAACGAAAATGGCAATGTCAGATGCACAGTTAATGCATGCTGAAAAGATGGCCCGAGGTGACGAAGCTTACCAAGGAAAATTGCTAGAAGCTAGACAATCGGACTGGAAGGACGAGGCGGTCCTCATAATTTTGAGCACGCCCGTGATGATTTTGGCCTGGGCAGTGGTATCGGACGATCCGACTGCTATGGACAAGGTAAAATTGTTCTTCGATATGTTCTCGCAGCTCCCGTCATGGTTTACAAACCTTTGGATACTTGTAGTCGCGAGTATTTATGGTATAAAGGGAACACAAATTTTCCGTAACGGAAAAAAATAAGGAGATAAAAATGGCAAGTAAAAAACTTAAAAAAGCTCTTAAGATGCTTGGTGCCGGTGCAGCGATCGCTGGACTAGGAAAAGCATTTATGAACAACAGAGCTAGAAGAGCTATGCTTAACTCTGCAGATGCTAACGATGGTTTTCTTAATTCAATGATTGGGAAAACAGGAAACAAAATGCAAAATGCAGGCGAATTAGGATTTGATCTTTCAGAGTACGATAGATCTCAACCTTTTGGATTTGGACTTATGGCGAAAAAAGGTGGAAGAATCGTTAAAGGCAAAAAAGCAGCTGTAAGAAGAAAAGCAAATAGAAGTAAAAAAAAATAAGGGTACTTATGACAAAACCATTACCTAAAGGTAAAAAAGGAAAAGGAATAAGAAAACTTAAAAAAGTAGCTCCACAAGTTGCAAAACGAATGGGTTACAAAAAAGGAAGAAAAGTCTGTGGCTAAACTTTGTGCAAAAGGTAAAGCAGCAGCAAAACGTAAATTTAAAGTTTACCCTTCTGCGTATGCAAACATGTACGGCTCTGCTGTATGTTCTGGTAAAATAAAACCAGGTGGAAAAAAGAAGAAAAAATCCAAGAGAAAATAATGGCTGAAGGTGGTCTAAGAAAATGGGTCAAAGAGAAATGGGTGGACATCGGAGCTCCGAAGAAGAACGGCAAGTATCAACCTTGCGGTCGATCGAAAGGGAGCAAAAGAAAATATCCAAAATGCGTCCCACTTGCAAAAGCCACACGGATGACAAAAGGCGAAAAGGCCTCTGCTGTCAAACGAAAGAGAGCTGCGGGTAATCCTGGAGGAAAACCCACTAATGTTTCAACATTTACAAAAAGAAAAAGAATGGCATTTGGAGGTAGGGTCTAATGACAATTAGAAAAACTACTAAAGGTCCAGGTGCTAATTATAGACCAACAAAATCTGGAGCTGGAATGACAGCTAAAGGTGTAAGAGCTTACAGGAGAGCAAACCCTGGAAGTAAATTAAAAACAGCCGTGACTGGAAAAGTGAAGCCAGGATCAAAAGCTGCTAATCGTAGGAAATCATACTGCGCTAGATCACTAGGACAATTAAAAAGGTCATCAGCAAAAACAAGGAACGATCCTAACTCACGAATCCGACAGGCAAGACGAAGATGGAAATGCTAGATCGTTTAATATACAAATTTTTTGAATCAATTGATAATTTGTTTATTAGTCTAGGTCATATCTTTGAAAGGAGAAAAAAACGTGAGAAGATCAATAATAGACGCACTAAGAGCTAGGTATGAAGCTGAGATTGCAGAAGCAGATGCTACTGCAAATATTTATTTAGATAACTCAGTTGGTATTGGAGAACACCCTCAACACCTAGAAGAAGTAAATAAACAGGTTGAAAAAATAGCTAATGCAAAAGAAAAACTAGATGTATTAGATGAGTTTGAACCTGAGAAAGGAGATAGTTTATAATGGATTTTGTAGAAAAAATAAGAAGAATAATTAAAATGAGACATGATGATGTTGTACTTGCAATGACTTCTGGTGCTGTTGACAATATGGAAAAATACCAGTATATGTTAGGACAAATACGAACTTATCAGTATTTATTACAGGAAATATCCACCCTGCTAAAAACAAAGGAGCAAAATGACAGTGAAGGAACAATTATCAGCATCAAAGGAAAAGATAGTCCTACCAAATAAGACTCTCGTCGGTGTTGAACCAACAGAAAATAAAAAAGAAATCAACGAAGAATCAAAACTCCCCGAACCTACAGGTTGGAGAATTTTAGTTTTACCTTTTAAACAAAAAGAAAAAACTAAAGGTGGTTTAATTTTAGCAGATGAAACAGTAGAACGATCACAAGTAGCATCGACTTGTGGTTTAGTTTTAAGAATGGGTCCACACTGCTATGATAAAGAAAGATACCCAGAAGGACCGTGGTGCAAAAAAGGTGATTGGATTATCTTTGCAAGATATGCTGGATCACGAATTAAAATCGATGGGGGTGAGATAAGACTTTTAAACGACGACGAAGTTTTAGCAACCGTGGAAAACCCTGAAGATATATTCCACGAATTTTAACAATCATAGGAGATACTATGCAACAAGAAGAAAACAAGGTAGTTGATATTGACACATCTGGTCCAGGTGCGGAAATAGAATTACCCGAAGAAAAAAAAGAAGACGTTGTAGAACAACAAACAGAGGACACAACAAATGAAACACAAGATCTTAAAGACGGCGGTAGCGCCGATGACACACCTGAGAAATCTGATGAGCAGTCTGATGTTCAAGGGAGTGATCAGCAACAAGACAACAGTAAGCAAATTGAAGAGTATTCTGAAGGCGTTAAAAAGCGAATAGCTAAATTAACAAAAAGAATGCGTGAAGCTGAAAGGCAAAAAGAAGAAGCTTTACGTTTTGCTGAAAGTATTAAAAAGGAAAGAGACCAATTTAAAACTACAGCAGATTCTTTAGATAAAAATTATGTTGTAGAAATGGAAGGTAGAATTACTTCTTCTATTGCAGCTGCTCAAGAAAAATTAAGAGCTGCAAGACAGAACGATGATTCTAAAGCTGAAACAGAAGCTTTAGCTGCTATTTCTCAACTTGGTTATGAACAAGGAAAATTAGCTGAATTAAAAACCCAGCATCAAATGCAGGAAACAGCGGCTAAAGAAAAACCTGTTGAACAACCATTATATCAACAACCACAAGCACAAGTAGCGGCTCAAACTCCTCCTGATCCAAGAGCAGAGGAATGGGCTGAAAATAATGAGTGGTTCGGTAAAGATAGTGCAATGACATATACAGCGTTTGATTTGCATAGAAAACTTACCGAAGAAGAAGGAATTGACCCTAGGTCGAGCGAATATTACGCAGAAATAGACAAGAGAATAAGACTTGAATTTCCGCATAAATTTGATAAACCTATGGACAAACCAGTTAGTAAACCTACACAAACCGTTGCCTCTGCAACGCGTAGTTCAAAGACTAACCGTAAATCTGTGAGACTCACATCATCACAAGTAGCAATTGCTAAAAAATTAGGTGTGCCACTAGAAGAATATGCGAAACAACTTATGAACACGAAGGAGGTATAGGCATATGGAAAATAAGAAACCAACTCGTGCGAGCCAAGCAAAGAAAAGTGATTCAACAAAAGTTGAAACACGATCTTCGGAAGTTAAAGTAAAACAACAACCGAAAGTTTGGACTCCACCATCGTACTTAGATACGCCCAACGCGCCAAATGGCTACAGACACAGATGGGTCAGGGTAGAAATCCTAGGATTCGTCGATACTAAAAACATACAAGGTCGTTTAAGATCTGGTTATGAATTAGTAAGAGCAGACGAGTATCCAGAAGAGGACTTTCCCGTAGTTTCAGACGGCAAATACGCAGGGGTGATCGGGCACGGAGGCCTTGTGCTGACAAGGGTACCAGAAGAGATCGCGCAGCAAAGAGCTGAATATTATGCCAGACAGGCACAAGAACAGCAGGCTGCAATTGACGCCGATCTAGCGAAGGAACAGCATAAGAGTATGCCTATCAATATTGATAGAAATACTCGTGTAACCTTCGGTGGCTCCAAGAAGGGTTAATTTTTTAACAATTCGGAACCAGCGAAATAATAGTAACCGTACTGGAGGCCCGCAAGGGCAGGTACATTTAAGGAGAAAAAACTATGGCTAATAGTTCATCGACTGGTTTCGGTCTGAAACCAATTAAGAAAGTCGGTCAGAATTACGACGCTGGCGGTTTAGGTGAGTATCCAGTTGCAGCTAGTGCAACAGCTATTTACAACCAAGATATGGTTGCAATGGCAAACACAGGTACTGCGGCAGTTGCTGCAGCAGGAACTGAGCTTAACCTAGGATCGTTAAACGGAGTATTCTATACTGACGCAACAACTAGTAAGCCAACATTTCAAAACTATCTTCAAGGCTCTAATACAGCTACGGATATAGTTGCGTTTATAAATGATGACCCGAATCAGATCTACGAAGTAAGATCTAACAATGCGGGTGCATCAGCTCAAACGGATGTTGGTAACACTGCTGAAATAAGTTATTCAGCTGGTGCGAGTCCAAACTACATCTCTAGAACAACTCTAGATGACAGTACTTTGAACACGACTAAACAACAATTAAAAATCGTAGGCGTATCGAGAGATCCCGAAAATAGCGACTTAACATCTGCAAATGTAGTGTGGAGAGTTGTTATTCTAGAGCATTTCTTTAATACAGCTACAGGGGTATAATAGGAGTAATTAAATTATGGCTATATCACGTAATCAACTAGTAAAAGAACTAGAGCCAGGTTTGAATGCACTATTCGGCCTGGAGTATAAACAGTATGAACAAGAACATGCTGAAATATACACAACTGAGTCAAGCGACAGAGCTTTTGAAGAAGAAGTAATGTTGTCAGGATTCGCTCAAGCACAAGTTAAACCAGAAGGTTCTGGAATAGCTTATGACAGTGCTCAAGAAACTTTCACAGCAAGATACACTCACGAGACAATCGCTCTTGGGTTTGCAATCACTGAGGAAGCTATTGAGGACAATTTGTATGACAGACTTGCGTCTAGATATACAAAAGCTTTAGCAAGATCTATGGCTCAAACTAAACAAGTTAAAGCAGCTGCACCATTAAACAATGGTTTACCTGGAGGTAGTTTTACTTCTGGTGACGGTGTAACTCTTTTCAATACTGCGCACCCAACTGTTGCTGGAACTTTCAGTAATACGTTGGCAACAGCTGCGGATTTAAACGAAACTTCATTAGAACAAGCAATGATAGACATCGCTGCTCTTACTGATGAAAGAGGTTTAAAAATCGCTGCGAAAGCTGTTAAGATGATCATTCCATCTGCACTACAATTCACTGCTGAAAGACTTATGAAGTCTTCTCAAAGAGTTGGAACTGCTGATAATGATATCAATGCAATTGTAAGCATGGGAATGGTCCCAGGCGGATACTCAGTTAACCACTATTTAACTGATACAGATGCGTTCTATCTTACAACAGACGTACCAAATGGTATGAAGCATATGGAAAGAGCTCCTCTATCTACTAAGATGGAAGGTGACTTTGATACTGGCAATGTTAGATACAAAGCTAGAGAAAGATACGTATTTGGCGTATCTGACCCTAGAGGTATTTTTGCATCACCAGGTGCTTAATCAATAAATTTGAGGCGGGACATAATCCCGCCTCATTTCAATAATAGAAAGAAAAAACCATGAAAAAATTCCTTGTAAACATATACGCTTATGATCATCACGCTAGATTTGAAGTAGAATCTAAAGATGATGCCGTTTCTTTGGAGCAATCAATAGTTGACAAGCTAGGAGAAAATAGTATAGTTTGGGAAAAATCGGGAATGTTTAGAAACTTTCCTTATCGAATAACCTATGAGGAGGTTAGTAATGATACAAGACCTTTACAAAGTAAAAAGGTCCTTGGAGTTGAAGTGGGAACAAGAGCATCTATCTAATGGTAGGTATACTCTTGAAATGGTCAGAATTGATGACAAAGTTAGAGAAGTCATTACGAAGATCAAGCTGGAAGAAGCAGCTATGGCCCACAGGCAGAATACTATTGATAATGCCGCTCCTGAAGTTTCTGTAGCCACTTAATAAAAAGCTACATCGTTGGATAATTCCACTCCACACCTAGGGATCTCTTGCACTCTACTCAAATCTAGTATATAAAATAATCACTATACAATTTTTAAACGATACGTAGACGCGTATAGTCGACGGCCTAGAGACTATGTATCATAACTAGGAGGATAAAATTATGGCAAATACTACATTTACAGGACCGGTACGATCCGAAAACGGTTTTCAAACAATCGTTAAAAGTGCGTCTACTGGTGCTAACACAAATGAAATGACTTTTTCTCAGTACACTGCAACAGTAACTGTTGCTAATGGTGCTACTACAGGAAAAGAATCAGCAATCGGAATGCCTGACAATTTCATTCCAATGGGTGTTACAGTAGCTGTAACAACTGCTGCAACAAACGCTGTTAACTTAGTTGACATTGGAACTGATGCAGACACAGATGGTTTCGTAGATGGAATCTCAGCTGCTACAAACTCAACTGGTTTCAAAGGATTCTTTCCTTGCAATGGAATTTTTGGAATGTCTGGTGGAGCTACAACTGCATCAAATGCAACAGCAGATGAAGTAGAAGTAGTTTTAAGTGGTGATCCAGGAGCAACTGGTGCAACAATAGTTATGAAATTTATTGGTGTATCAAGCTCAGCTGACGCTAGTTAATAAATAATTTGTGGGGCTTCGGCCCCACTTAAATTTTTAAGGAGATAAATTATGGCAGGCGGCGGATCGTTTATAAGTGATCAGAAGTTTACAACACTAACAGC